CCCAGAATGTGATTCATCAGATGCATTTACGATCTATGACGATGGCGCATACTGTTTTTCATGTCAATATTCAACTAAGAAAGTAAACAATATGAATGAGTTAGAACCTGTTGCTAAACCTAATAATAGCACAACACTTAATGAAATCCATGAGTTAAATAGTTTTGCAATTACTTCTCGTGGTATAAGTAAACAAGTAGTAGATCACTTCGGAATTAAGATGGCTGTAAATCCTGATGGTTCTGGTGGCTCACACTTTTATCCGTATACAAATAACGGTAAGCTTGCTGCTTATAAAGAACGTAAATTACCTAAAAGTTTTATAGCTCACGGTAATTTTAATGACGCCGAATTGTTTGGTCAATCAGTTTCTAGTGGTGGTAAGTCACTTGTAATAACTGAAGGCGAGCTAGATGCATGTGCAGTGGCACAAAGTTTCCTAGATAAATACAATAGAATATTTCCTGTAGTATCTATACCTAGTGCTACAGGTTGTAAAGTAGTACTAGCACAACGAGAATGGATTAGAAGATTTGAAACTGTAATACTATTCTTTGATCAAGATGAAGCTGGTAAAGCAGCAACACAGAAAGTAGCTAAGATAATTGGTGCTGGTAAAGTTAAAGTTGCTAAGCTACTAGAGAAAGATCCATGCGAACAACTACTTAAGCATGGTTCAGCTAGCTTACTACAAAGCTACTGGGATGCAGAGACTTGGTCACCCGCTGGTTTAGTAATGGGTGAAGCTATATGGGAACAGTTTCAACAACGACAAAAGACTAAGTCAAGACCTTATCCTAATTGTTTAGCAGGACTAAATGAAAAGCTTAAAGGTATTAGACAAGGTGAAATTACTTTGTTTACTAGTGGTACTGGCTCTGGTAAATCTACAATTGTTAAAGAAATTATACTTGATTTGCTTGAAGAAAAGACAGATGCTAATGGAGTAGTAGAAGAGTCTAACAAAGTAGGTTTGATATCACTCGAAGAAAGTGTTGGTGATACTGCTGAAAAGTTTATTGAAATGTCATTGAATCAAAAGCTAGATAATGCAGATGACATATCAGAAAATACATTGAGACATGGCTTTGAGAAAGTATTTGGTGATGAACGATTAGTATTACTAGATCATCAAGGTTCTGTAGGTGACTCAACACTAACCGATAAGATAGAATACATGTGTCTAATGGGTTGTAAGTATCTTGTACTAGATCACATTACTATTGCTGTATCAGAAGGAGCTGAAGGTTTATCTGGTAACGAAGCAATCGATAAAGTAATGAGTGACTTACTTAAGATTACTAAGAAACATAATGTATGGTTATGTTTAATATCACATCTAAGAAAAGCTCCTGGAGGTGGTGCTTCATTTGAAGAAGGTAAGCTAGCATCAATTGATGATATTAAAGGTAGTGGTTCTATCAAACAAATATCATTTGATATAGTAGCATTCGCTAGAAACCTAGTAGCTAACAATGAAATTGAACGTAACACTATTAAGTTTAGAGTATTGAAATCTAGATTTACAGGTCTTACAGGTTCAGCAGGTGCAGCTATGTATGATAACAAGACGGGGAGACTAACTTCAACTAATATTTTCTCGGAGGTTTAATGAGCAACTATACAGATGCAATAACTAAACAAGACAGATACGATAAGTTGTATTTAAATATTGCAAAAGAAGTAAGTAACATGTCACACGACACTGATAATAAAGTTGGTGTCGTTGTAGTTAAAGACAACAATATACTTGCATTCGGATTTAATGGCATGCCTACAGGTATGGATAATGAATGTAAAAATTCTAATGGATCTACAAAGAAAGAAGTTATACATGCAGAAGCTAATGCATTATGTAAGATAGCAAAGGGTACAGTAAGTTCAGAGGGTGCTACATTATATAGCACTCTCTCACCTTGTATTGAATGTGCTAAGCTCATAATGCAAGCAGGTATAACAAGAGTTCTTTTTAATGAAACATATACTGATGAAGCAGGTATACTATTGCTATTAAATAATAATATAAAAGTGAAGGGCGTAAAATGGAGGAACAACTTGACTACCTAAAGAAAAAGATTACTAAATCCAAAGCACATATTGCCTGTAATCTTTTGAAAGAAACTTCGTTAGAAGATCTTAAAGCCTATTTAGTATTCACAATGGATACTATACAACAACACTTTGCTCGCAACAGTATGAGAGGAAACAAATCATATCAAGGTGAAGCTAACCTTACACATTTAAGTGTAGCTATTGGTACTCATATATTAGAACAAATAAAATACTCTAATGAAAATGATGCACCATGGGATTGGTTTAAACTTAGAGTTATGATGGGTGATTTGTTTCTTGAACCTTTCTATCAGACACACCAAATTAATATAGGTAAGACTAGAGATAATACTTTTATTCCTGTGGAATCTTTAGATCGTAGTCTTAAAAGAAGTCGTGCACATTACATAGTAGTACCAGAGAAGTGGGATCTACTTGTACCTGAAGGTAGTATAAATTTATTAAGAGGAACTGTATTTGAAAAACCAGAACCTATTAATAATTTAATGCAACCTACTGAAAGACCTGTAATAAAAGGTTGGACACATGATAGAAGCAAAGAGTTTAAACCATACTTAATAAATAATTTTATTAAAAGTATGAATGTATTGCAGCAAACTGAATGGAAAATTAATACTAAAGTTAGAGATATATTAAATCGTAATAGAGATAAGATACTCGATCAGTATAAAAACTTTCCTAAGAAATATAAATCAAAGATAATAGAATTTGATTTGACTATGGCACGATCAGATCTAATAGGTGACAAACCATTTTATCAATACACTGAAGCAGATTATAGAGGTAGGTTATATTACACAACACCTTTCTTAAACTTCCAAGGTAATGATATAGCTAGAGGTCAAATGCTTTTCTCTAAAGGAAAACCTATGACTGACGCAGGATTAAGAAGATTAAAGATTCATATAGCATGTTGTTATAATGAAACATATCATAAAGATAATCTTCCTAACTGGTTAACAACAGATTATAAACCTTACTTAAAAGATGAAGAGTTAGATGATATATCTGTAGATAAAATGACGTTACAAGATCGTGAAGAATGGACTGATAGTAATATTGATATGCTACTTAGCTTAGCAGAGAATGAAACGATCGATCCTAATGCAGAAAAACCTATTAGCTTATTAGCAGGTGTCTTAGAAATTAAAGATGCTTTAGATAAGGGAGAGTATATTACTTACCTTCCTATTCCAATTGACGGATCTAACAATGGATGGCAACATCTATGCGCAATGTCTAAAGACAAAGAAGCAGGTGAGTTAGTTGGGATTGTACCACAGGATATACAAAAAGATTTTTATGTACAGTGTGCTAAAGATTTAATCAAGAGAGTTCCTGATTGGTTTGAAGAAAGACAAATGCCTATGAAACATATACGTAAAGGTATTGCTAAACGTGGTTCCATGACTCGTGCGTACAGCGCAGGAGCACAGAAGATTGCAGAGAATATGTATCTTGACTGTCATGTTGAAGGGTACTTACATAGGTATAATATAACTGAAGAGGACTGTGAGTTACTTGCTAAGCACTTAATCAAAGCAATTGATAGTGTTTGTGCAGGTCCATTACAAACAATGAAGTTCTTACAAAAGATTGCTGAAGCTGAGATAGCATCAGAATATTCTAAGAACATCAAACAAAAGTCTATTAAATGGACTACACCATCTGGGTTTCCAGTTACATATGAAGCATTCGTTGAGAATGAATTCAAAGAAAAAGCTATCATCAGCTGCAGTAAAAGAAAGGTTAAGCCTATACTTACTAAAGAAGATGGTACTAAAGAAGAAACTGATACAATAAGAATACAACATGTCGGTAAAGAACCAACAGACAAACCAAAGATAAGATCTTTTATGTCTGGTATATCACCTAACTTTGTGCACTCTATGGATGCTGCACACATGGCAAAAGTAATTGCTAAGTGGGATGGAGATTTTGGTGCAGTACACGATTCATATAGTGTACATGCCTGTGATGTAGATGAGTTGTTAGAACTTATTAAAGAAGAGTTTATAACAATGTATAGTTATTCTAATTTCTTTGAAGTCATTGAGCGAATGATAATAACAAATCCAGATAATTTTAATTATCAACAACCTAAGCTAGGCAGCTTAGACATTAGAGAGGTAAAGAATAGTGACTACTTCTTCGCGTAAGAAAGGAATACTACCAGTAAGATTAGGCTTGGAACCTGACAATAAAACTGCACTAAAAGAATTAAAGATGGATCCAGATCTTGCTGACAAGATGACAGATGAAGAGCTGGATAAATTAATAATTGATAAAGAATATAATGATGGATTAGAATATTATAAAAGTGAAGGTGATGAGCAAGAAGGCCTAACAAATATGGGCAACTGGCGTAAGGCTGCACTAAAACAAATCCAAAAATATTAACCAAAAAATTCCCCTAAGAATATCTTATGATACTCTTAGGGGTATTTTTTTATATTAAAAGTCGATATTGTTTGTTGCTCCAGGCATCATCTTAGCTATAGTTTGCTTTCCTTTATTTATATTCTTTTCAGCTAAAGCAACAGCAGCATCTAAATTTAAATACCTATTTATAGTTTGTATTATCTGATGTATTTGTATACCAGTTAATATATTATCTTTATTCATTGCTTCAAGAGTTTCTTTTAAATCTTCTTGAATAGATGTAGCCATTTTCCAGGATGCATTGAACTTTCTTTTATCCCATTCAGCTAAGCTTTCTTTACTGTTAACTCTTTCCCACGGCATTTGTATATTTTTCTTAAGCCATTTAGTTAAAGATTTATAAGGTGCTTTACCCTTACCTTTAGGTACATACCTTTCACCTGAAAACATTTCAGCTATCTTCATAAACTGCGCATCATCTCCAGAATAATAAGTACCACCTTGTAACATAACATAAGTTGATTCATCTTCTGATAATTCTTTTAACTTAGCAACTCTTTCTGTATGATACCAATTAAAAACTTTAGCCGCAGCATTTTCATTTAAGATATCTTTTTTATGTATATCATTTGCTACTTCTCCAACAATACCTATACTTCCAGAGTCACCTATAAACGCATCAAAGTTTTGTAATACAAAAGTATTAGTAGAACCGTTAGCTTTAGCAACAGCTTTAATTCTATTCCAGTTTCCGGTTTCTAAAGGTGGTCCACCATTATGATTATACTTTGTATTACTAAATACACCTGCTGCCATACTACCATCGTATGCTTGTATTAATTCAGCAAGTATTCTACTAACAGTCCATCCTCCTACTTCATAAGTATCACCTTGTCTTTTTCTTAATGCTTGAGCTGAAGCCGTACCTTTATAAGTTGTTTCTGCTACTAAACCTGATTCTGTTATTGTGCCTGGAGTAATTTTATCATTTGATAAAGATGAAGGTATTTCTTTTTCACGCATCTTCGTACCAGTAGGTGCTTTCCAATTTAATTTATCAGTGTCTTCTGTATATGATACACCACCAGCATATGCTTTTAATCCATTGGGTTGTCTAATAGTAATCATTTGATTTAATAATACAGATTGCCAAGCTACAGATTTTAAAGTATCCATAGTTTGAATAGCATCAGCATCCATGTTTTGAAATACAGAGTCTACCATCATTGTATGAAGCCAGTCTATAGTTCTTTTTGAACCAAGCTTATTATCTTCAATTAACTTTCTAATCTTACCATTCTGTGCTACAGTTTTTTGAACATGACTTCTTAATGATTTTATATCTTGTCCATACCCCATAGTCATAGGTGATTTTTTTAAAAAGTTTTCTCTATCAGCTATAGATAAATCCAAGATTTCTTTTAAAACTGGTGCTGTGTTACTACCAAGATTATTTAAACTACCACTGTTAACAATTCTATCTAATGAATTAATCATAGTATCAGACATAGCATCTCTTAAATCTTTATATTCACCTGATTGAATCTTCTCCGCATAAGGAACTTCCATTATCATATCAGATCGCTTAGCCATACTAACACTACCAAACTGCATACCCATAGTTGCAGGTCCGTGTGTCTTACCATCCTTCTCCCATTGCTGTGTATCATTAAACTTAATAGGTTCAGATGCTGTTTTATTTTTTGTAGTAACAGTATCATAATCATATAAAGCCATTAAGTAATCGCCCTGCCTAATA